TAAAAAATAATAAAATATTATTTTTGCAAGGGGACCAAAACTTAGTTGTGCTTTGCCGTCGGCTGGCGGCGCCAAACCATATTGTCTTTGTTGTTCTTCGTAATAGTAAACCCGTTACGTGCCAACCATTTTTTCAGGCGCTTGTTAAAGATTGACTGCACAACGATCACGTTATAATTTTCTTTTAAGTAATCAATGTAGCGCGCCCACGCGCCATTGTGCGGCACGGTATTCTGGACCGCCAGCAACACATAGGTGTCAGGTTTCAATAGCTTGTATTTTCCGACTAGGGTTTCAAAATTTAATTCTTTATACGTTGCTAGGGCGTATAAAGCGTCATCAACTTCATCAAGCGTAACCGTAACGCCAAACAATTTTTGCAATGCTTGGCGGAGTATATCAGCCTTCTCAGGTGTAACAGTAGTCATTACTTCTCCCTTAAAGTGTAAAGCCACGTTTTACTTCGCTTATTGCTTGCAAATTTCAAACGGCGAGTTATAACCTTATAACCATTAACGCGTAAGGCGCGCACCGCTCCTCTATAATCAACTGCTACACGTGACAGCTCCCAGTTTGTTGCGCCACCAGGGCGCTTGATCAGCGCTAACACTCTATCAGCCGGCTTATCAGTATAAATATCAAACATATCACAATTGTCATGTGCGTAAATTAAACTGCGCCAAACAGTCTTAGCACTATGCGATTTGCTTGGATTATAGCTCGGTGATTTATCAATTATGCCATATTTAACCGCCCGCAAAAACACGCCACCGAGTGCGCTATAATTTGTTGCAGTGTAACCATCTTGAGTCAATACTGCAATCAATGTGTCAGCAGTAATGTATTGATTATTTAACGCCACCTGCCGCAAAACACGCTCAGCGACTGCAATCATTCTTTCATTCATGACTGCCATTAGCCTCTATTTCCTCCTATAGCAACATCGCTATTATTTTCAAGGTATTTTAGAAATTCAACATTGCCTGTGTGCAAATACGCATCTACAACTTCTCGGTTATGCTGCGTATCTTTATAGCGCTTGCCGTTTATGTAAAAAATCATCTCAACACGACCGTCTACATTTTCTATAACCTTGCCGGCTATTCGGACCGGTTTTCTTGGTTTAGTTTGTGGTCGTTTAATGTCTTGTATCAACATAATCAAAATCCTTTATTTTTTAAGTTGAGCAGCCAAATCGTCAGATAGTAATCGTTCTATCATCTTATCGACTTTATCTATTTCAATACGTATATCAATAACTGGACCGCCGCCATTAATCCTGCGCTCAAGCATAGCTAATAACTGACTACGCTGATCAAACAGTTGTGTTACCAATTCATCTTTATTAATCATAAGCTCTACCTATTAGCTAAACCATCATCTTTAATTTGCAGTCGGCGCTTTTCTAGGTTGTACCAATCAGCTAAGCGCTTCAATAGTTCTTTAATCCTTGTCATTATTGCCACCTTTCGTATCATTAACTGCTTTATATAAGATTGCCGCTATAAGCATTAGCAAGCATAATTGGCTAAACAATAACCAACTCATGACCAAGCCCTGCCTGTTAAGATTACTTGTATGCCGCGGTCATTGATTGATTTAGGTACTTCACAAACAAACTCAACCTCAGCGTCATACCACAAATCAATGTCCTCGGTTTTAGCGTTATCAACGCATACATCAATAGCGCCTTTTTCATCATAAGCCGCAACCATATGCGCATTGACTCCATGCCCATCAACTACGCCGTCTTCAAGCTTCACAATGTACAAATTAGCCATTATTAGTATCACCTTTAACTTCAGCTTTGTCAGTTTCTAAAAGGTCGTCAATAATTCCATCAATTTCATCAGCAACTTCAGAGTTAGCGCCGTCTTGTTTAGGTTCTGGCTTTTCAGCGATTTCTGGCGCTTCAGTGTTAGCCTGATTAAGCACATCAGCAACTTGTCGTTCAGCGCGGCGATAGATATTAGCAACCTTGAGCAGCTTTTCATAATCATCATCATGTAGTGCTACTAAATAATCAAGTGCCTCATTATAGCCAATGCCTGCTGGTTCGGCGGCAATATTAGCCGCAAGGCTACTAGTTGGTTGTACATTTTCTATACTATTTTTGAAAAATAAACTCATATTTTGTCAACTCCTTCATTATTTGCATGTATAATCTCGGTTATCGCCATAAGCTGTGCCGTTGTAGCTCCATGTGCAATTGTTAGCGGCCGCATAGCTCGCTAGCTTGGCGGCGCGGTGCGTATTTATTGCGTAAACTACTGCAACCAGCGCAACTATTAAGCTGATTATGGTTATTAACCTATTGTTGTTTTGCTGTGTTTGTTTTTTGGTTCTATTCATATTGTTGCCCCTTTTGTTATTTACATATTCATTGTAGCAAAACTACCCACCGACTGTCAATAGTTTTTTATAAAAAAGTTAGCTATTTTTGATCTGTTGTAGCTTCTAATTTATTCATAACAATCTCATATTTATTGCCGTCATCCAGATTAATCGTAACGCGGTGATTTTCTATAGCTTTTAGTATATCTGCAACGAGGCTGAGCGATAGCTGCAATTTAAGTTCTGCTGGCGCTAAGCTCCATAAAACTTCTAGTGGTTCTGGCATATAATTCTCCTTTAAGATTTTGCGATTGGCAACAAGCGTTTTAGTCGCTTGACGGTTTCGCTAGTAACTTTATTGTTAAATTTTGTACAACTTCTCTCGTGAAGGCTAGAAGGCAGGCGTCCACAGATGCACATGAATTGTTGCTTGTCAGACAACTCTTCGAACACTTTAGCTCTAGTTTTTAGCCACACAGGCATGTGATTAGTTTGTAAATATTCTAATTTCTCTGCTAGTTTCATAATTATTATCCTCCTCAACCGCATAACTGGTTGACTGTATAAAGTGATGATTTGTCACGCTGATGGTTTTACTTGCTTGATTATCTTACGTGAATAGTCACATCACAATTACCGAGCAGCTGCGCTATTTTTCATACGGTGCTTTTGGTTTTTTTCAGGCCAGACTATCCAATAGCCATAAAAACCTGCTGCTTATGAGCGTCTACTATTCCGCCATTTATACAGTCAGTCGGCTACACAAAAATAGTAAAATGATTAGTTAACAGGTAGAAATTGATATTACTTAAAGTTACGTTGTGTAGCCAGTTGGCAGCACCAAATGTTGTAATGATAGGTTTTATAAATAGCAAAAATATGCATACAATCTTCAATTTTTTCCGGTAAATAAACATAAAAGGTGCGTTGGTGCTACCAGTTAGACAGACAATACACGTTACACTGCAGGTGACATTTCTGACTCGCAACGTTCCACAATTATTTTTTGATATCCAGGGTGGGCTGAATATGACCATACAAATAAGGAGCTGTGCATATTATCTGTCCAGTTATGCGGTCGAGTTGTTAATGTGCTTAAGGCAGAGCAGTTTAACGACATGCTCAGGTCACGTTATTTATGAAATGCTGATAGCTTCGTTACGTTCGTCTTGTGCTTTAGCTAATTCAACCATATCGTCAAAAGTTTCTTCTTTTTCAAAAAAGAAATCATTGCATTTTGGCGAGGTGATATCTTTAACTGTGAAATATTGTCGGCTTAGCTTTACTGTAAAAGCTGGCAGATATGTTTGTTGGCCGACTCGGCATTCTTTAACTTGCCAATCTTTAAGCCAAACACCTTTATTTTCACCAACTAGCAAAACATAATATTCGCCGCATTCACCAAGCTGAATAATGTTGTTAGTTACGATAGTTACGTTATCGTCATCTTTGTAACGCTTAAATGTAAAGTACTTGTTTGATTTCTTGCAAATACTGTCGTTAAAGTAGTTGTCATTGAATTTGCTCATAGCTTTTATGCCTTTCTATGAATTACGTTTGTTATGTTTTAAGTATATCAAGCCACCCACCGTATGTCAACACTTTTTTATGACTTTTTTGGACTTTTTTTATGGCCTGTGGAAAACCATTTTTCCCAAGTGGGGAAATTGGTTTTGGACCTATTAGCTATCAAGCAATTTTTCAATTTGGCGGTCAATCCAAAATATTATCAGCATAAACAGGATTGCCGGCAGATAGTCTTTATCCATAATGTCCATTGCCACTGTGATAATTGACGCGGCATAGATAAACATCAGCGCTAAAAGCTGCATTAAAAACCAAATGCTTCTCATATTTCAACCTCCTCCTGTTCCTTTTTCTGCACAATCAGCTGTGCGGTTTCTTGCCATTTGGTGCGCTTGCCACATTTTTTGCATTCAACGGGACCGCGGCGGACCAGCTTAAGCTTTACTAGATTTAAGCTAGCAGTTGGCACAAATGCGTTACATTTTTCATTACCGCACTTAAAAACAAATACCGCATTACTTGGCATTTTTCGCCTCCTGCATTTCCACCAAGTAGTCGTAAAGCTTGCCTGAGTCTGTGATATTCCAGGTTTTAGCGTGTTTTTCATCTGTAATAACACAAGCGGCTTTTTTTCTGCCAGCGTGCGGCGCATCCCATAACCACCAAGCAATGGTGCTATCATCGTCATCAAATTCAGCCTCTAGCGTCATAACAAGGCTTGTGATTAGCCGCGTTGTGTAAAATCCGGTGCTATCTACCATGATATCAGCTAGTTTTTCGGTAGTTTCGCGGTCTTGACGTGCTTGGCGCTGAATATCCTCTATAATTTCTATAAATGTTTGTCGTTTCATTATTTAGCTCCTTTAATCATAAATTTATAATAATCTTGTGGCTTCATTGCGTTTTGGATCGCCTTAGCAAAATATTTTTGCGACATTTCTTTGCGTTCAGCTAGCTCTAAAAGACATACAAAACCAGCCATGCTGCATTTGTCAATGTAATTAGCGCATTGTCGTACCCAATAACGCTCATATTTTTCATTAAAATTAAACCGTTTGATTTTATCGCTAATGTAGCTAGCTGTATGCTTTGCCACCTCTTTAATTTTTTCAACAAACTTATAAGTTCCGTCTTTAACCATCTTGCATAATGTCGCAAAATAATGCTTTGGATTGGCTTTAGTTTTAGCTGTGGCAATCATACGTTGCCATTCGTCAGCCCTGCCCATTTTTTCAAGTTTTATCTGTATGCTCCTGTAAAATGGCAAATACTGCTTGTTTTCGATTAGTTCAGCGGCTTCAGAGCCAATACGTTCAAGCATTGTTTTCTGTCGCCTAGTTGTAACAACTATATTCATCTTACCCTCGATTAGCAGTCAAGCTGCTCGTGTTATTATCTTTATGACTTAATAATACCGCGCCTAAAAATTAAATGCAAGTCCGACTTTTAATGATTTGTATAAAGCCTGTGTATAACTCAAAAATTCAAGCTGATTTATATACTATATAAAAAACTTCTTTAGAAGTTAATTTATATACTATATAAAAGACCTCTGTTATTCTTCAATTTTTAGACAACAAAAAAACCGTTACCAATCGAGGCGAGCAACGGCTTCTTTGCACAAAAGTGGCGGTAACAGAGTTGACCCTTATTACCACCTTTATTATACCATAACGCGCTGACCAGATGCAACACCTTGAGCGGATTTCTTAAAGCGATTTGCCCCATAATACGCAAATGCCGCGGCTTCGGTTGGATCGCTTTGAATTTCAGAATTCATTGTGGCGTATCCAAACATACCGTCACGCCCGATATCGCGGCGCTTAACCGTGCGTATGCTTATGTTTAAGATTGGCTGATTAAAATGGGTTAGCGTGCCTTGCTTAATGGCTGTATCAAAAGCCGCATATGCTGCGCCAGCTTCTCGTACGTTCGGTGTTAATATTCGCTTTGATATTCGTTTATCCATACGCGTCAGCTCCTCAACCAGCAATTGCGTACCAGCCGCACCGTCAATGATGATTTTAGCCGCCTTGCGCCACCTATCAAATAACCATGTACTCAGCCAGCTTATGCCAGCGTTAAGCGGTTTACGTTCAATCACCTCCACATGCGTTTTACCGTCAGGCATTGATACGCCAACCGCCAGCGTCACGGCGCTACGGTCAGGTGCAAATTTAACTGAATAAACTAGGCTAGGATTTTCAGGCAAGTCAACCTTTTCAACAATCAGCTTCTGCCACTCCTCCTCATCTATCGCCCGCATATTTTTAGTGCCGGCATACCAGCCAAGGCGCATTTTATTAAAACTGTCATCGGCCATTTGTTCAGCTTCTTTTTGAATTCGGCGGAGCTGTAGGAAATAGCCAAGGCTAGGATTAGCTTGGTACCAAGCGTCTTTATCGTTTTTATCGACTAAATTCTCAACAGACCATTCTTGAATACAGTAGTCTGGCGCTTTACCGCTTAAAGCCGCATCACGGATGCGCAACCACACAGTAGCTGTAGAGCCTGCCGTTGGCGGCGTGCCGGCGCGGATTGTTTGGCTATTTTGGTTGCGACCTGCGGCAATTGTAGGAAGTAACGCCTCTTGCTGTGCATCGGTTTCCTCTTGACATTCGTCAAGTAGCAGGGTATCGCTAGTATTACCTAATCCACCTGTACGGGTTCGAGTTCTGAATACGCACCGACCGCCATCAATCAGCTCCAAATAATCAAGCGTGCGCGGCTGGCTATCAAATTCAGGCGTTAACAGGTCTGTGATTTCTTTTTTGGCATTGTAAAAGAAATTCTGCACACGCCGCTTAACTTCAGTCACGGTTTTATCAGCGTGCGCTGTATAAATTAGCGCCTCATTTAAGAAAATCATGCCGCCGACAATTCTTGCGATAAATAGCTCGGTTTTGCCGTTTTGGCGCGGCACACTTAACCCAGCGTCAGGGTTTGCCCAAACCCACTTGCCCTCGTCATCTTCAATAACCGCCATCCAGCGATAGAGGACCGTTTTTTGCCAAGGCAATAAATGCAAATCATATTTTTCAAGCAATTCAATGGTTTTAACCGCTAACCAAACATCACCATTGTTATAGTGATCAATGCGTGGTTTTTGGTTTCCTAGCCGTTTCTTAGCCATTTTTAAGACTTCTCCATATCATCAATTGTAATACGTGCCTTAAAGCTTGTTGTGCGTGCGCCATTGCCGCGGCGGCGTTTCTGCTGCATTTGCTGCTGCACATCACCCGTTAATTTTGCTAAATCTGTATTTTTACGAGGACCGTTTTTGCGCTCTAATGCTTTAATTTGATCAGTAACGTCAATCAATTGCCGCGATAAGCTAGCCATATCACGCGTTGCAACGCCTTTTTCAAGCTCGGCGGCGATATTATCACGTAAAGCTTGTAATACGCCTAATTGGTCATTCTTAGCGGCTAATTCGGCTATGCTTGGACCGGTTTTCTTAGTTTTATCACGCTTAAGGCTGGCTTGCTGCAATTTTTCAATGCGGTGCGGTGATTTTATAATATCGTGCCAACGGCTCAGTGCTGCGTAGGCTTCAGTACTAAGCACATCAATACCGCTACTGCTTAAAATTCTAATCGTGCTTGGTGGTAAATCCTTGAAATAATTAAGCCACCCCTCATAATCCTTATTTTTTGGTAATTTAATTTTGAAATTGCGCTCGTTCCATTTTTTGCACAATTCTAAAAATTCGTCGTGCGATAATTCCAAAAACCATTGCTTAGCGCGTGCTTCGGTAAACGTTGGCGCTTTAGGTTTCGCCGCGGCTTTGCGTTTAGTTGTTGCTGTTTGCCGTTTTTTGGGCGTTTTTGGCGCGGTTTCGGCGTTTTTGGTATCAACACCCGTTTTTGGTGTTTTTGTTGCTGTGGTGGCTTCTGGCGTGGTTTTAGCTGTCATCACTCGACCCCATTCCAATAAACATTTTCGAAATTATAAGCCGCATTGGCTCTGGTTCGATAATCAAGGTTACTACGCGTATTGATAGCTTTGATTAGCTTAAACCGCTTGTCGCTGATTTTGTAACTGCTAAAGTAAACCGGCACTGGTTGGCTGATCGCCCAATCATAAAACGCTTGACTATCAAAACCGCCCTCTTTGTATTCATTCGTATTTTCGTATGGCGGATCACAGTAAACCACAGGTTTGCCCCCCCCCAATAACAATATCGCGGTAATCGCTATTAGTTATCACTAGCTCTTTAAGCGGTAGCTGTCGCAACTGTTCTAAGCGTTCAATACGTGTCATGTGTTCGAGCTGATTATAAACAGGCAATTGGCGGCTTAGCACTACGCGCCGCTTATAAGCGGTATCGTATTTGTTAAAGTCCAAAAATAGCTGTATTTTACGACTTAAGCCATCTTTTTCTGAAAAATGGTCATTTACGTAATTCTCGAGCCATTTGATATTATCAATGCCATCTATCACAGTTTCGTGGTACTTCTGCTTAAATTCTTCAATTTTATCGCCGTAAAGATAACTGCGCTGATTATTGCCAAAAGTCCAGCAACATTGCAAAAAACCAGCAAACCAGTCGTTTTTATTGATTTTTTGCGAAAAAATCGCACGAGGCACAAAAACAGTCGGTATTTCGCCATTTTTTTGAATATGCCGCAAAAGCTCAACAATTGCCGTATTCAATTCATTGTAGTGCGTTTTTAGGTGCGGATATCGTTGTAATACGTAAAATGATACGCTACCGCCACCGCCAAACAGGTCATAAAAATCAGTAGCCCCCTTATGCCTACTTAAAATCAACGGTATGATTTTATCAACCAGCTTTTGCTTGCTGCCCATATAGGGCATGCTATAATGTCTTGCCACTTTTATAAGCTCCCTCTTAGATATCGATTAAGCAACCGCAATTAGGACATTCAATGCTATCTTTATCAGCCGCGCTATCTTTGGCCTTCGGTTCTTTAGGTTCAGCAATATCACCAAAATCAAATGTGTCAATACCCCAGTCTTTAAGCTCGTCAACGTTCCACATGTCTTTTAGAATTGACTCGTCCCATTTTCCGCTATGGTGGTTATCAAGCGCCATAAAGCGGCGTTTTTGTTTATCAGTTAAGCCAATAGCCTGTTTAACCAAAATATCAGCATAGCCGAGGTCTTTTTGGACATACCAACGCTGAGTTCCAGCCAAAATATTAAAGTCTTCATCTACTATGATTTCACGGAGCTGTTTCATTTCCGGAAAATCTTTGATAGATTTTTTTAAGTCGTCATATTCCTTGCGGTTAATCGTTCGCGGATTATCCTCACGCGGTTTGCATTTATCGATATTGACCGTTAAAATATTGACCTTAAATTCTGGTTTTGACATCTGTTGGCGTTCCTTTCTTAACCGAGTTAGTTCTCGTATCGCTTGACTTTATTATACCACCATAAGCGGTACACCTCAAGTTAGAGAAGA